TGCAGCGAGAAACGAAGAACCGGATGACGGCGTTTGATGATGAAAAAGCTCAGCTTCGCGGGACGATGGGTATCCGGGGACAGTCCGCACAAGCGCCTATCGGACCGCAGCAGCCTGCGCCTGACCGGTCACCCGCGCTAGCGAATATTCCCGATGCGGCGATTCTGCACTTGAAGTCGAACCCGAATCTTGCGCCAGCGTTTGCGGCGAAGTATGGGAAGAATGCTACAGATGCCGCGCTTGGGAAGGTGCGGTAATGGCGAATCCATTCGACCAGTTCGACCAACCGACGCAGAAATCAGGCGGAAATCCGTTTGACCAGTTCGATGCGGCTCAAGAGGCGTCACAGCGGCCTCAGTTCGATCCGGCCACTACTGGTCAAGCGAAGATGGTCCAAGGAATAAAGGACATTCTCGGAGGGGCAATACGTGGCGCCGGAAGCATCGGCGCAACAATCTTATCCCCGATCGACATGGTAAAGGATGCCATAGACGGGAAAGGACTGTCGCTTGAGTCGAATCGTGAGCGCCGCGCCGGTATTGACGGCGGATTAACGGAACTGATCGGATCTGACCCTGAAAATTTGATGTACAAAGGTGGGAAACTCGGCGGAGAGATTGCTGGGACGGCCGGGGTTCCGGGGGTTCTTGCAAAGGTAGCGCAAGTCGTTGGGGCGGCGCCAAAGATCATCAGCGCGCTTTCCTCTGGTGGCTTTAAGCTCGGTGGAGCGCCCGCGACATCGCTCGGCGAGACTCTTGCAAATGCAGCGATCAGAACGGGCGGCAGCGCTTCTGTTGGCGCGGCGTCGGCGGGGATGGTAAATCCAGAGGATGCGGGAACTGGCGCGGTAATCGGGGCGGCTATGCCTGGCGCGGTAAAGGTTGCCGGAGAGGCTGGAAAAGCTATTCGATCAGGAGTCACAAACCTACTCGGGGCCACGACAGGGACGAGCGCTGAAACAGTCAGGGCCGCTTACGACGCCGGAAAAAGAGGAGCGACTTCGTTTGCTGACAACATGCGCGGCAACGCGCAATTTGATGATGTCGTCGCTACAGCAAAAGAGGGGCTTGCCAAGATGCGGCAAGAGCGCGGGAATCAGTACCGCAGCGGCATGGTGGATATTAAAAAAGACAAAACAGTCCTTGATTTCGCCCCAATTGATTCAGCGATGAACCGCGTTATCTCCATCGGAAGCTTCAAAGGCGTGCAGACAAACAAGAACGCGTCGGGCGTCGTCAATGAGCTTTCGGACACCATTGCCAACTGGAAATCACTCGACCCGGAGGAATACCACACACCGGAAGGCCTTGATGCGCTGAAGAGATCCATTGGCGACATTCGAGACTCGACGCAATTCGGAACGCCGTCACGCAAGGCGGCCGATGCGGTTTATAACGCCGTCAAAGGGGAAATCGCGACACAAGCACCAACCTATTCAAAGGTCATGGGCGATTACTCCGAGGCCAGTAAAACGCTCGATGAGGTTACAAAAGCCCTGTCTCTTGGCGACAAGGCGTCAAGCGATACTGCTATTCGGAAGTTGCAATCTCTCATGCGAAACAACGCGCAATCGAATTATGGGAACCGGCTATCTCTGGCAAATCAACTGGAGCAACAAGGCGGGGTGAGTATTACTCCTGCCATTTCCGGACAGGCTATGAACTCATGGACGCCGAGAGGTATGACCGGGGCAATTGAAAAGGCTGGGCTTGCCGGGTTAGGCGGGGCATCTATCGTCAATCCTGCGCTGCTTGCATCTTTATTCACCGCACCGCTAGCCAGCCCGAGAATCATGGGAGAAGTCGCCTATGGTCTTGGGAAAACATCCGGTGGCGTAGGACGTATGGCAAGCAGTCTCGCGGCCTTGCCTTCGCAAAACATCAAACAACTTGCAAGTGGAGCAATGCGAGTTGCGCCGATTCTCAGCCTAATAGGCCAGAAAGACCAGCAATGAAGGCAATCACGCAAACAACAATCAGCTTCATAAGCATGAAATCTGTGAATTCCATTTAGGACTCCAAAAATGCCGCAACCACCATCCTACACCCCGACGACTGATTTTAGCCAACAGGAAGCGAACAACGCGTCAGGCCGAAGCACAGTCAATACTGCCGCTCTCGACACTGAACTGGCGAACATCGAGACGACGCTCGATCAGACGCTGTCGAATTTGACGCTTTTACAGCGCGATGACGGCCGGCTGAAAGACCTAGTGTGCGAAGTGCATACGCTCTCGCCGGAAGTGCTCAACCTGATGGGCGGGTTCAATTTGCGCGGACTGTGGCAGGCGGCAACGGCGTACGCGGTCAATGACATCGCGTCGAACACGGAATACACCTACCGTTGCCGGACGGCGCACACGTCAGGCGGCGCATTCGATGCGCAATACTGGATGCAGTTCGGGTTCTCCGGCGGCGCAGATGCGGCGCAGGCTGCAGCAGCAGCACAGGTCAGCGCCAGCGCGGCCGCAGCGTCTGCGAATACGGCAACGGCCGCCGTCAGCTCAGCCAGCGCCTCTGCGACTACCGCGACGACTCAAGCCGGAAGCGCATCGACTAGCGCCGACACGGCGACGACGCAGGCCGGGAATGCTGCAACGAGCGCGACGAACGCCAGCAACAGCGCGACGGCGGCGCAGACGGCAGCGGCGAACTTGCCGAATGCCGTGACCGCCGGCGCGGACAAGGTGCTTGTCTCAAACCCAACGGGAACAGCATGGCTGTATAAAACTGCGGTGCAGAGCCGTTCATTCCTCAGCGTTCTCAGTTCGGCGGAATCGCTCGCTTTGCTCGATCCCATGCTGTTCTACAAAACCGACGCTTTCACCCCCGCCTTCCTCAAAACAGCCGCGGCGACGCTGAGCATCAAGGCGGGCACCTCGGCCATGGTGGCCGGAATCAAGGTGGTGTGGGCGGTCGATACCGCTATTACCATGCCAACCCTGACTGGCGGAACCGATTACGCGATCTATGTCTGCACCGACGGCACGATCCGTGCTGATGCCAGCATGTCTTATCCGACCGGCTATACGACGGTCAATAGCCGAAAAGTCGGCGGTTTCCATTACGGTCTGGTCCCCGCTGGTACCACCGTCGCCGGTGGCTCGTTTGCCACGACCGGCAACGGCATGATCTGGACGCAGGGCGACGTCGACAAGAGCGCCGGGATCAATCCATGGTCGATCTGGGACTTGAAGTTCCGCCCGGCCTGTGCCGATCCGCGCGGCATGGTGCTGGTCAATGGCCGCACTTGGGTTGATATTTACCTCTGCAACACCGACACCGCCGCCAACGGCACCAGCAAGGCCGGCAGCAACATCGCGTCGGGCACAGTCCTGCCAAAAGTGCCCGTAGCCTTTGGCGGAAACGGCACGCTGACCTATTCCACGCTGACCTGGTGGGAAGCCAGCGAACTGGCGCGCGCGAACCAAAAGCGTTTGCTGCTTGCCAGCGAATTCTATGACGCCGCCTTCGGCGTCACTGAAAACCAGTCGATCGACGCAACCGCTTCAACCTACCCATCAACTCAGCGCAACGCCGGATACACCAGCCGCTACGGCATCGAGCAAGCCTCCGGCCATCACTACATCTGGGGGCAAGACAGCGCCGGCCAGATTGCTACAGCCTATGCCGCCAACGGCGGCCGGGGTCAGTCGTACAACAACTCGACAGTGCGCGTGCTGCTTGGCGGCTCGCGCACGATCGGCTCGAACTCCGGCTCTCGTGTCTCCAGCTGGAACGGCGTCTCGTCGTACTCGTACTGGGGCATCGGTCTGCGCGCCGCCAGTGACCACCTGCAAATTGTGTAAGTGAGCGAAAGCGAACGATGGAAACATTGAGCGACGAATTCGCCGGCCAACGGCAGCTTGCCATTGTCGAGCGGTTCGAGGGGTTCGTGAATTACACCTATCCGATTGCGATCGATATTCGACGTTCTCATCACGTGGTTAGAGATCGCCTGATTATGGCGATGTTTGAACAAGTGAGCCTGTTCCAGCAAGCCGGGAAATCGTCACAGATTTCCAAGCTCTACCTGGCCGATGCGGGGCTGGCTCACTTACGGTTTTTACTGCGTTTTCTTGCCGATGCAAACCGGAGGCTCATCAGCCGTCATCAACATGAGGTGGCGGCAACTCACGCGCAATGGGCGAACTCTTTCAACCTGCTGAACAAACTAGGAGTCGCATGATGTCGAAAACTGCTTACAGCCCGAATACTGGCGAGCTGATCGTTACCGATAAGCCAGGTGACTGGATGGGCCTAACGGACCTGGTTCCGCCCGTCTTCGATAGCGCGACTCAGGGCTGTTTTTTTCGGGAAGGCGCGTGGGTGATTGTTGATGCTGTAATTGCGCCTGTTGTGAAACCGCCGATCATCGTTACGCCTTGGCAAATCCGCAAGGCGCTCAATGCGACCGGTCTTCGCGAATCGGTTGAGTCGGCGGTAGCCGCTGCCGACACGACCACCAAAGACGCCTGGCAATACGCAACTTCATTTGTTCGGACCGATCCCTTACTTGGTGGCATGGCGAAGGTGATGGGAAAGACAGACGCCGAGATTGATGCGCTGTTTGAATTGGCGAGAACGCTGTGAAAGTCTTCTGCCACTACCGCAATGATCATGAGCGCCCATTGACAGATCCTCTGCCTGAGAAAAAATGGAGTTTCGTGCTCCGTATTTACTCAGGCGACATTTGCAATCCGCTGCTCGGAACATTCTTCGGTGAGAAGTGGTTCGAGCCACCGTTCCCGAAATATGTGTGGCGGGCGTTCTGCAAGTTTCCAATTCTTCCCTTCGTCGCGTGGCGCTGCAACAAGCACGGCGGATACATCGGATTCAAGCTTTATGGGGTTGATTCGCCAGCCTACAAGCGGTGGCCGGTTGGGATTAAGACCGAGGACGTGTATGACGGGTCACAGGCGCTGTGCGTAACAGCAAGACCATTTGCAACAATCACTGACTAGACCTTCGGGGATTTTTTCGACCACTGAAAGCTAATGATGACCGAACATGCCTCAGATATTATACCGATGCTATGGTGGCTGATCGTCACTATTGGCGGCGCATTGCTTTTACTGATGGTTTATATCGGGCGCCGATGGGACAACAAGATTGATGCCATGCCTGAGCAAATATCGAAATCGGTAGCCAAGGTGCACGACGACATTATCGGACAGATGGCGATCATGAACGAGACGCATACCCGGCTTGAACGCGATATGCGGGCACAGGGAACGGACATCGACAGACGTGTTACGCGGTTGGAATCGTATTGTGAGTTTCAGCACAGCCGGGGGTTAAAGCAATGAAATTCCTTGACCGTTTCCATCTGGTCGAAGACTGGCACGCCATTGTCCGAAAAGCGTGGTCGTTCCGCCTAGCCATTGCCTCCGGATTCCTTACCGCTACGGCGGCAATCATGGCTGTGATGCTCTCATGCGGCACCGGCCCGGGATTTATGGCGGCATTCATGGTTGTGTCGGTTCTGGCTTCAATCACTAGCTTTTCGGGGGCAATCTCACGTGTGATCGATCAGCCAAAGACTTTACCGAAGACGGCGCTATGACACCGAACCAACGACGCACGGCAGCGGCAGGATTAGCCGCTTCAGTCATTGCGCTGGCCGGTATCTACAACAGCGAAGGATTCTCGCCGGTCGCCACCATCCCAGTTCCTGAAGACATCCCAACCTATGGCTACGGCAGCACGATCAAGGCCGATGGTACGCCGGTCAAGCTGGGCGACACGATAACGCGCACAGAAGCGAAGGCGTTGGTCGCCAGTGACGTGAACAAAAAGTTCGTGAGCAACCTGCACAAATGCGCGGGCGACGTGCCGATGGCGCAAGGCGAGTTTGATGCTTTGGTTGATATGACTTACAACATGGGATCGGCTACCGTTTGCAATTCGAGCATCATCACGAAATTCCGCGCCGGCCAATACGCCGAAGGCTGCGCAACGATCCTGACCTTTGACCGACTTCATGGCAAGCACTGCCGGGAACCGTACAACCTCGCGAACGTGAACGGCTGCAAGGGAATCATGAACCGGCGCAACTACGAATTCAAACTGTGCACAGGGTGATTTATGGCCGACCCTCCCGTAATTCTGAACGGCACCATCCGTCACTGTCCGCTCGGCATCATCAATAGCGCGAGCAAGGTTCACGTATTCGCGGACTGCCACTACGCCAGCGTCTGCCCGAATCCCTGTAGTCCGCTGCAAAGATTAGCAATGCAGATTGAAGAGGAAAAACATGACCACAATCGCGCTCGCACTGTTTAAGAAGTTCTGGCCGTACCTCTTGGCCGCGCTGCTCGTCGTCGCAGCTATCGTCTGGTGGAATCGTTACATCGGTTCTGTCGAGGCTAAAGGGTACACGCACGGCTATGACAAAGCGACCGCAGAAGCCACGGCGGCAAAGCTCGTGCAATTGGAAGTCAATCGACTGGCGTTCGCAAAACTGCTATCCGACCGTGACACTAAAGCGGAACTACTTACCAAAGCCAATGACGACGCCCTCAAACAACTCGGAGATTCACAAAATGAAACTGCTCACCTTCGTGATCGTCTTGCTTCTAACTCTAGCGGGTTGCTCATCAATGCAACCTGCCACCAATCTACCCCCCGACTCGGCGCCCAAGCTCCAAGCGTCCCCGGCGTGGATTCTGGAACCAGGGCTAGACTTGATAAAACTGCTGAACGAGCTTATAACGCCCTACGCGACGGAATCGACCGATCAAGCGCCCAGCTCGCCGCCTGCCAGTCAGAACTGAAAATCAGGCAGTAGTGCCCACGATCTAAATCTTTGGCCGAAGTATTCCCGTGGGACTATCCGTGGGACGAATTAGGGGATTTGTGGGGTGACAGGGGGCTGCAACCCTTGTAGAATCGCCCCTCCAGAACCCCCTCTGCCCCTAGTAAATAGGTTCGAGTCCAATCGCGCCTACCACTGCATCACTTGCAGTGGCAAGAAGTCAGAGCGCTTCCTGTTTTCCGTGGGACGCTCCGTGGGACGATAGCGCTTTTTCAAGCGCTTTTCTCTCCTGCCCTTTGTCAGCCTGATCGATCCATTTTGTGTACTTTTCGAAGAGCATTTTGGCGTCCGTATGGCCAAGCTGCGCGGCAATATATCCGGGCTTGACGCCCGCCATTAGTGCCGCCGTGGCGTACGTGTGCCGTGCGTTGTACGCCCTTCGGTGGCGAATCCCAAGGCGTTTCAAGGTCGGTGTCCAGAAGTTGTCGCGCTGGCTGCGCTCGTCATGCCAAGCAACGCCAGTGATCGGGCTCTCAAAAATGCAAGCGTCCGGCTTCATGTACGTATAGGGTTTCATCATCGCCAGCGCCTCAAGCGCCTTTGCCACCAGATCGACATCGCGCTCACTGTGCGTCTTCGATCCGTCTCGCTCCGATCCTCGGAAAGTGCGCACGCGCTGCACCCGAACGCTGCGATTAATGAAATCAACGTCTTCCCACCGGAGGGCGATAATCTCTTCCGGCCTCATCCCCGTGTAAAAAGCAAACGTGAAATAAGCCAGTATGCGCGGATCGTAGCGCGCCATGTCGGACAGGATCGCATCGCGCTCGTCTGGCGTCAGCGGATCGGGCAACTTCTTGATGATCGGCAGATTCTTGATACCGGTCATTGGATTGTCGGCCGCCCTCCTCCCGCTGTATTCGAACTCCATGATGCCGCGCAAGGGGATCAGGTAATTGTTCGCACTTTTGCCGCTCGCCCACGGCTGCTTGCCGATCTTAGCGGCCAGCACCTGGTAGGTGAGGTGGTCAATCGGCGTACTCTCACCGAGGATCGTCTTCCATAAGGCGACGGCGTTGCGATACTGGTCACGGGTCGCGTTCTCGAGTTGCCCCTTCGACTCAAGCCAAAGGTCGGCAAGTTTTCCGAATGCTTTCGGGGGTTGCTTCTTCGCGCGCGGTGAGTCGGGGAAGAATTCAGTAAAGTCGAATGCGCCCTGCTCTATCCGGCGCCGCACGTTGATGGCCAGGCGGGTCGCATATTTGACATTCGACGGGGTCGGTTCAAGCGACTTTCCATCGAGCGTCACGCGTTCCCGTATCGTTTCTCCGTTCAGGACAAACTTGATGCGGATGCTCTTGTCCCTGACCTCAAGCCCTATGCCGCCTCGACCCATTTCCGGTAACCCTCCACGCTGATGAAGATCCCGCCATCGGGCGAGCGCCGGTATTCTCGGCCAGCTAGCCACTTGCCGTCTTCAATTTTGCGTCGAATGGCCTTCTCGGTCAATCCGGTTATGACCGCGGCCAGATGGATGGTCACGTAAGGGGCCGGGTGAAGTTGCGGGGTGTTCATGCGACTTTCCTATTCAATCGCTCGAATTCTTGGCTGATTCGCACGGTATCCACGATGTCCGCGGCTTGGCTGACGCGCAGCTTCAATACCTGCTGTTTGCACGCGGCGATACAAGTCTTCACCGCTTCCAGATCCTGCTCAAAGATCGGCGATCCGCTTTCCAGCTTGTTCGCAAACCGGCGCATTGCTGAAACATCGATCGGTAGTCCGTGACGGCTGGCGGCGAGCTCATGAAAGTCGACGACACCGTTGAGCGCCGCTGGCAGGTCGTACCATTCGCCATTCGAGTCTTCCTTGAACACGATCTGCCGGCCAGACGATTCGACCGTACCGTCAGCCTCGATGCGATGCAGAACGCGCTCGATCGGGCCGAATACGGCCATCACGCGCCACGGGCAGGTTCTGAGTAGAGGGTCTATTCGCTTCATGGCTTGACCTCGAACATATCGATCGTCAGTTCGCACCGTGGGCGCGGAATCTGCTCGCCGGGATAGACGTAGGCCGTGCAACACGGCTGGCCATCCGCTCCGTAGGTCCATTCCTTTGGGTATTCCGGATCATCGACGTTGAAGGCAAAGGTGTTGGCGATGATCGGGCAAAGCTCGTCGTCGTCGCACTCGTCGAACGGCTCACCCTCAAGCATGGCTTTATCGCGGGCGCACTTGCAGCACCAGGCGCCCATGAATATCTCGCCTTCTGTGCCATTGCTCGGGCGATATTTCTGGCCGGCGCGCTCTTTGGTCAGAGCAGCCCACTCGACTGGATAGATTGATTGGCTCATGCCTCCACTCCCGGAACGTCAAAGAACCCAAGCTGGCCCTTGAACGGAATGAACTGCATCGGGCGTGGATCGCGCAGCACGAATCCGAATTTCCCACAGAACCACGGCGATGAGGAATAGCTGACGCAATCGACGATCTCGACGCTGCCGATGATTCCGCCGCGCAAGATGTTGTCGCGAGTCACGCCGGCTTCAATTGCTTTTGCGCTGGCGCCTGTTCCTTGCGCGAATTCCCAAGCATCGCTCCACTCGTCCCGCGTCATACCTTTGCTGGCATGAACAAGAATGCGGCCGCGAAACCTTGTAGGCCAGTCCCGGTTCTCGATGTTATTTCCGCCGTTGATGATTAGCCACGCCCATGGCTGGCGAATTGATAGTGCTTTCACTCCGCCACCTTCTTTGCCAAATATTCAACGTGCCACGTCGGATGCAGAATCATCCTTCCCCGATAGCCTTCAACTCGGTCATCAACAAGCACGCGAAGCCTTCCGGATTTCGCTGACGTGATCCGTCCGTTGAAGATCGTTCCCTGTTCATCCGTGTATCGGATTCGAGCGCCACGGTAGGCAGGGGCGTTGTATGCCTTCCTGATGTATTTCAGGCTCACGCTGCTCTCCTGGCGATCGCCATGTCGGCGAGATTTGCGCGGACCAGCGCCGCGGCGAGTGGCGGGCAAACTGAATTCCCGCACATGCGGACCTGCGCCGATTTCGTGAGCGTCAGGCCTTGCGCCGGGTCGTCGCCGATGATGTAGCTCTCGGGGAATCCCTGCGCTCGGTAGAGCTCACGCGGCGCCAGCATGCGCAGGCCGATGTCGCTGATCTGGTATTGCTGGCCGGAAACCATAACAAGGCCGAATCGGTCGCGCG